TACCAAATCATCGTTGTAAGAGCGCATAGCTTGTGGTTTTCCATTTTGCCAAACAAAAGTCTTCAGTTCGTGAAAAACACGCGAAGAGTGTATGTTAATTAGTTTGTTTCTGACGTACTCCTCCAATTTGGCAACAATTAATGGTCTTGTCTTTGTAGATGTTGTGAATCCAAGTACGGCCCTATCGTTATGTTCGGCTAAATAAGACTCGATGTATTCGTGTGTCGCTTTTATGGAATAATAAAGCTTGGGATATCCAAGGTCTTTTAGTTTCTCGAGAACTGCGATTCCAATACCATTATTTTCAACAACCAATAGGCAATTACCATATTCTCTACCTGCAGATTGTAAGATACTTGAATACATGTCGAGATCTGGTTTTCCTTGATATTCAGCAACAACTGTCATGGTGTCTACTCTGATAATATGAAAGCAAGAAAAGTCGCTTCCGTCACCTCGTGCAACATCCGCGACAAGAAGATAGGGAACGCCTTCGATGTAGCTTTCCCAAATCCACATGTTGCGATCATAACCAGTTCGATACTCTGGGTCTACAATATGTTGATGTAGTCTTTGTAGATCTTCTGGATTAATTACTGTTTCACCAGAAGCATTAAATGAACACTCAAGCTCCTGTGCAATTTGTCGTTTTGACATGTTTCGCGTTTCTTTCTCGAACCAAGCTTGGTCTCGATCTGGATGGACATGCCACATAAGCTTTATTGGGTGGAAATCGTTTAGTTCCGTCTCGGCTTCGCTATATGTTTTATGGAACCAGTTTCCAACGCCGTTAGGGGTGCTCAGAGCGATACAGCGGCCCCCTGTTGAAAGAGTGGGGTAAAGACCCGTCCAAAGCTCTTCGAGGCCGTCAACGAACGCTGCCTCGTCTATAATGAGCAAAGACAAGGCTTCCGAACGACCGGCATCTCCAGATGTTGTTCCAGCTTTTACTTGAGAGCCATTTGTTAATTCAAATGATTGTTTGTTGTCAACGTGAATCTTGGCGATCATCATCCATGACGGAAGGTTCTTAAAGATCATCTTGACCTTTTTAACCAAGTTTGTTGCTGTGGATAGTTTGGTTGCGATAACGAGAACGTTCTTTTCTCGATGAAACAGCATGAACCAAGCAACATAGGCAGCAGAGATTGTTGAGATCCCAAGCTGCCTTCCTTTTAGAATTACATTAAAACGATAATCGTTAAAGTCCTTGAGCAAGTCTCTCTGATAGTCATATGTCTTAAATGGAATTTGACCTTTCAGAGGGTGGGAGATCTTACAATAATTGTCGATGAAATATTGAGGATCCTTTCCGCACTTTACAAGTTCTTTAACGATTTCATTTTTGGTGAGTTTCATTTACCATCCGAATTAAAAGATATAGGTTCGTCCCGTATAGCCAGCAGATTTTAAAGCATTTTGGATTAATTTATAATCAGCAGATGCGTCCTTGCCCAACCCTGCACCTTTAAATGATTTGTGATCCAAAATTCTTCTAATCACAGCTTGCATCTCATAAAAATTTACTTGGTTTCGCTTTCTTGTTTTCATAAGTTTGGCGTAGTGGTCGATGACGCGTTGCTGCTCTGGTGTAAAATCCATGGCTTGGACTGGTTGTTGTTGCCGAAAACCTTCTTCTAGACCAGTGTAGCCTTCCGAGTCTCTTCTGTCTTGAGCAGCCTTTTTAGCTAATGGATCACCCGTGTTTCCACCCATGTGATCTTCTATCCACATGTTAGCAACGGCTTCAAGACCCATTGAGTCAACTTCTTCAATATAATCGGATTCCCAATCATCAACATTCTCATCGATGTAAGAATCTAATTCATCCTCAAAGGAGTGATCGATTTCTAAAATCTTTAAGTACAGAGGGTGATCTTCGTAATCTTCGTAGCTCTCGGTCAATACTTTATTGAGCTCCTCTTTAATGACTGCTTTCAACGCTTCTTTTGTGAGTTTCATTTTTTATTATCTCCAGGTTCAATGAATTCATTTTTGGTGAGTTTCACAGATCCTTCGTGGCCATTTTTTTCAATTTTGCAGCGATTGCTAAAACTCTTCTTGATCCCATTGTATCTTCGGGTAATTCAAGCTTTTTCTCATCGTTCTTGAGGGCATAGCCCAATTTCGCAATTCTATTTGAGGTTGCATTTTGAAAATCTTGTACTTTTGAATCTTCATAGCCACCACCGGTTACAGCACCGACGGCGCCACCAATTCTTGAGCTGATTCTATCGGTAAGCCCCTCTGATACATTCCGTGCTTCCATAAACTCTTTGAAGAGTGCACCAAGTTCTCCTAGTAAGATCTTGTCTTCAGGAATTCCTAATGCTTCTGCATCTCGACTTAAATCGAAGAGTAACTCTCCAATTTGATTCGCAGCTCCGTATGAGGATTCCTTCGCCTTCAAAGAGGTCCAATCTCCTCCGTCAGTCATAGCTCCTATACCAGCTCCGATTCGAGTTGCAGCTCTATCCATCATACCCTCGTTCATTAGTTTATTTAACTCTTCACTAATGATTCGCTTTAATGTTTCTTTTGTAAGTTTCATTTTTGATTATCTCCTGATTTAATGAATTCATTTTGAGGACGCTTTGCTTTTGCGGTCTCTAAAAACTTTTTTGTAATGTCTCGAACATTCATCTCAGATGGTGCACCAATTTGATCCATTTGCAAACCACCAATCTTGTAATGTTGATAGGCTTGAACGAAAGTACGAACTCTTGAAGTTGTTTGTACAATGATTTGTGGTTCGCCTTTTGCCGTCAAAGACACAGACTTGCCGGTTACGGCTTTATATTCTTTTTGCAAAAATTTCTTAACTTCGTTGATTGTTTGCATGATTTCATTTTCAAAACGATCGTCCTTAAGGTTTTTCATCATGACATCGGATTGGTAATTGATGATCATGGAGTCTCCATAAAACTTAACTTTGAATCCGTCAATACAACGTTTGTCAAGCAAGGGGATTCCTTCCTCTCTCTTCAGCCCAACTTTACGTGCTTGGCCGTCAAGAGAGTAGTTTTCCAAGTGACCGCCATCATAAGCATTTGCTGCGGCTTGGGACAATCCTCTAATAATTTCTAATGTTTCTTTGCTCATTTATTTGGTCTCCTTAGTTTCCGTAAGCCAAGTCGGGACGCTCAGCAGCTGCGGCATAGTAAGCTTGTTGTGGGCTCATACCTTGTTCGATGTTTCTTTGAACAATCGAGTCAAAAATGGTTTCTTGCCCAGAATCTGGCTGTGCTTCTTCTTCCGATTCTAAATCTTCTGGTGGTGTAAGAGCCAAGTTCGTATCAAAGCGAACTTGATCCATGGATCTGCCATCATCATTAAATTTCAAAGCTTCATCTAGTTCTTCTCTGATAATTCTTTTTAGGGTTTCGTTTGTGAGTCTCATTTATTTGGTCTCCAACCTGATTTCCATCTTTCTTCTCGGCCTTCTACCCATTGGATGTAGCACTTAAAACAACAATCAAACTTTGTCATGTATAAATCATCTCGAGATTTAAACGAATAAGTATTACATGTTGGGCATGAACGCTCGGATTCTCTATTAAGTAGTTCTTTGGAGATTAAAACCCCATCTAAATCAACCTTCTCGCTCTCAGCTTTGTCATATCTATAATTTGACTTAAGCTCGTCTAGATATTCTTTTTCTTTTTCATCATCCCATTTTGACTTGGGATTGGTAATTGCTTCTTTGCCGTATTTATCGGCGATTGCTTTTTCCACCTTTGCGGCGTAATTTGGATCTTTACTCATTATTGCCCCGCTATTTGATTTACAGCGTAGTAAGTTGTCAGGGATGTCGCAGTTCCCAACGCAAAACCTCCGAACATAACCCACATCGTTCTCTGAGGAGATCCGTGGCTCATAAGTGTCTCTATCTCCTCGCCCTTGATCTCCATAAGTTGATCATGCTTAAATTCCAAAGCTTCATGTTTTGCCGACAAGATGTCGTATTGATATTGAAGATCTGCCATTTGAGTTTTCCACTCAAGATCTTTTCTGATCTCGCATTGAGCAACAGCATGCTCAGAGTCGGCAAGGACAATTGCGGCTGCTTCGTCGTTAAACAAGCGACCAGAAAATGGTGCTCGTTCTCCCTTCTCAATCTTATTGATGAGAGGCTCTCCAAAAGCGAGAGACATAAATAATAAAAACATCAAACCTCCTTGATTCCAAGTTCTTGCAATTTTTTATCGATAGCGTCAGGGTTTTCTTTCAGATGTTTTACCAACTGCTTCTTTTCCTCTTCCGCTGCTTTTAGTTTTTCATCAGCCTCTTTCTGCACTCTTTTGATTTCTTTTACATGCTTGTCGGCTGCTTTTTTGGTAGCTTTGAGCTCTTTCTCACATGCTTCCTTTTGTATCTTAAGTTCTTTGACCTTAAGATTTTTTAAATTTTTTTCGGTATTTTTGCCCTTGCTTCCCAGAACGAAAGCAAGGATGGCCACCAATCCGGCAACCACCCATTCCCACTTGTCTTTAAGCCAAGTCATTAGCCTCTCCAAACTTTTGCAAAATCAATTGCAGTTTGACCGCCGATATAAGTCATAGCGATCATACCCCAAGTGTCAGCGTCAAGACCAGCACCCCAATAGAGTAACCCAGTAGCAACGCCAAAAACAAGCAACTTGCGAGAAATAACTTTTTCTTGAACTGCATCAAACACTCCCTTATCTTTTCTGTCTAAGTAGAGCGCATCTCGGATGTCATCTTTTCTTTCGTCAAGAGTTTCCTTAATCTTTTCTTTGCAGTCAATACCTGCCAGCTTTTCAGCCAATTCTTCTTTTAGTCCCATAATAGATCTCCTATTTTGAAACTAAATAGTATCCCACGTCACAAACTGACGTGGGCATAACCATCAACTTTATCAATTTCAATCGTTGTATCAACAACGTCTTTGAGATTTTCGAGATGAGTAATGAGAAGAACGGTCTTAAATTGACTCTTAATCATTTGCAGAAGTCTTACAAATCCTTCCATGTGATCAGCGTCTAATGCTGTAGCTGGTTCGTCCAAGATGAACACTTGAGACTTTGGCAAAGAAGAAATTGAAACAAG